CCGGGCCGGAGCTGCCGCCGCCGCGCATCGGCTGGCGTGCGGGCACCGTCGAGCGCCGCGCGATCTGCACGTTGGCGTACGCCTCGGCGAAGCGGGCCTTCCACTGGCTCGGCGGGATGTTGGCGAATATCGGCTTCAGGATCGGCACGAGCTGCGCCTTCTTGGCCGCGTACTGCGGGTCGTTCTTCGAGAGCTCGGCCTCCAGCGCGTTGAGGTCGTTGCGGGCCGTTTCCTTCTCGCGCGCCGCGGCTTGCGTAGCCTCGGTGCGCTGACGGTCGGCTGCGCTCAGCTCGCCGGTGAACTTCGACTGGTTGCGCGTGCGCGCAATCTCCTGCGCGTACTGCGGCGTGATCTTGCCGGCCTGCACGGCCGCGCGAAGATCCTCGTGCTCGCGCATCGGGTCGCTGACGGTGCGCTCTTTGCCAAGTAACATCGCGAGCCGGTCAGCTACGCTCTCCACCATCTCCAGCGCCTTCATCTGGCTCCGCGGGTCGTTGCTGTTGAACATCGCCATAAATGACAGCAGCTCGCCGTACTGCTCGGGCGTGGTGCCGGTCGCCTTGATGCCTTCGATCATGTAGTCGAAGTCCTTGGCCACAGCGTCGCGCTGCGCGGTGACTTCCTTCGTCGTGGAAATCAGCGAGCGCATCCGGTCCTGGGTTTCCTTCTTGAGGTCCTTCGGGATCGGGTCGTTTACCGGGTCGGCGGGCTTTTTGGCCGCTGCATTGGGATCACCCGGCTTTTCTCCGGGTTTGTCTCCGGGCTTGGGTTCCTCGGCTTTCTTGACGAACTTTCCGGTAGCGGGGTCACGTACTTTACCCTCGCCGCCCTCGTCAGAGTGTTCACCCTCTCCCGCGTCCGGTTCTCCGCCTTGATCATCGCCCTCAGTAGATCCAGTAGCGTCCGTATCATGGCCGTCTGCCACATCGCTACCACCATCAAAAGGCTCGCCCTCGCCAGCGGGATTACTCTCCACTGTCGCCTCAAGTCCTCCGCTGGTGTCACCTGTTTCGATTGCATGATCAATTACGTCCATTAGGGACGGTGTGTTGGGCTCGGTCATGTTGTTACCTTACTGTTGGGGCATTGGGGGTCCTGGAGACTGTGCCGGGGCGGCGGGGACCGGCTCGGGTGCGGGACCGCCCGCGCCCGGAGCGCCTATCTCGGGATGCGGCGCCTGCGGCCGCTGAAGCGCGGCAATCGCGGCGTTGTGGATCTGATCCTGCGTGACGGCGGGCGCGACAAGCGCGGCGGCCGTAGCCGGGTCGATGAGACCCTTGAGCTGGACCGTCGTCTTGATCGGCGCGGCCGGCGGCGGCGCTCCCGATCCGGGCGAGCCCGGCGGCGGCTGCTTCGGAATGAAGCGATCCGGGTCCGTCTCGTCGCCGAGGCGACGCATGGTCTCTTTGATGAGCTCGGTGAGCGACGTGGCGGTCGCGGTGTCGCCCGTGGCGAGCGCCGCGCGGATTTCGCCGAGCGTCTGCTTGATCAGCGGCAGCGTGGTCGCCCACGACTGCTGATCGCCGCCCATGCGCGGCTTGCCGGTCGAGCCGGCCTCAATCTTGATTTCCACAAGGGTGAAAATGTCCTCGATGCTCATGCCTTCGGGCCAGAACGCGGCCGGGCCGGCCATGCGCTGCACGTCTTGGATGGTCAAGGACTGGAGGGCCTGCTCCGCGGTGTACTGCGCGAGGTCGGTGAGCATGCCTTCGAGGTAATCGCGATCAGCGGACGTACGCGCGTTCGTGCCGGCCTGCTGAATATTGGCTTCGGTTGCTGTCCGGGGATTGCCGGGTCCGTTGATCGCTGAACTGAGAGCTTCCTGCACGCCGGAGATACGCTCCATGTCGTTCAGGATGTAGGTTGGGTCGAAAAGGCGCGGGTCGATGCCCACAACGGGCTTCGGCGCGAACAAGTTGGCCACCGGGATGCTCGGGTCGGCCGGGCGCAGCGCGGTGTACTCCTGATGCTTCGATTCGGAGAGCTTTTTGGCCTCCACTTCGTCCAACATCGTCGCGTTGAACAGCACGCCGGGGATTGACCGCTCGCGCGTGATGCGGAAGTTGCTTCGGGTGGCCGAATACTCGTCTTGAAGCTTGTACAGGCGCCACGAGAGCGACTGCGCGTGACGCTGACCGTCAACTTCGTAGAACGAGAGGTAAAAATACGGGAAAAAGCGGCTCGTGGGCAGCGGCGGCGCGTACGGCTCGACCGCCCACTTCTTGATTCCGTCCACGGCGGTGCGAATCATCTTGTCCTTGCGGTTCCAGCTCTCGATGACGCGCAAAAACGCCGGCTGTTCGGGCGATGACTGGTGCGACACGAAAGCTTGCGCGCTTTCCGCGGTCAACATCCCCTGAGGGAGTACGTTGTCGATGTCGCGAGTCGTCAGCTCCTTCGGTTCCTGCTGGTAGTAGAGCTTCGCCTGCTTCACATCCTCAGCAGTGAGTCTGTCGAAGCGCGCGAGCGCCTCCTCCTTGTCGATGTACTCCTCGTTGGAGCACCAATCCGCGTCGAGGTAGTCCTCGATGGCCGACACATTGGTCGCCACCTGCATGCGCTCGCACGGAATGAAGTCGATACACAGCAGCTTGTTGATCGCGAGCTCGATCTTCTCGGTCAGACTGAGCTGGAGGGCGTTTTTCTCGGCGATTGCGGCGTCGATCTGGTCAGGCGTCATGCCCTTCGGGTCCTCCAACAGCTTTTGCTGCGCGTGGAGGTGGCCGAGCGACTCCTGAACGTCGTTCAGCGCCTTCTCGGTCTGAGGCTGCGGGACCTTCTCGCTGATGAGGTTGACCTTGAGCCAGCCCTCGGCGGTGCTCATCACCGCGCGTACGCTCTTGCGGGCCTGCTTTTTCAGCTTGCCGCGCTCCCACAGCTTCGACACGACGATTTCGAGCGTCTTGGCGAACTGATCCATGGGCATCGTGTTGGATTCGTTTACCTGCGGGGCCTTCTTGATGCTCACGTCCGGGTTGCGGGCGTAGAGGATGGACACGAGGATGTCGATGAAGGCGCCGATCAGGTTGGTTGTCACCGCCCAAGCCAGGTCCGAGGTGCCGGCGGCGTAGCGGCGGTCGATGGCGACCTGTTTGCGGAAGTTCTCATCGAACTTGCGGGCCAGATCGTACGTCGCCCAGAACTTTTTGACGAGGGCCTCCTCCTTTGGATCAGCCCCCGATTGACCGCGGGGCTGATCCACGCCCTGCGAGTCCATGCCGCCACCAGCCGCTTGCGTCGGATCAGTCTGAATGCCGGCCATTCCTGAATGGAGGCCGTTGTCTGCGCCCGAAGTCGTCATGCTAGAAGTACCTTACCTTCGGTTTCTGGTTGCGGTCGTTGTAGGTCAACCATTCCTCGGTAAACGGGATGAGGAGGGGCCTACGACTCGGCAATGGTATATTGGCCTCGTGCATCTTGTCTACGCCGCGTCCAATCAGGCCGCAAACGTCGGCCGCGTCGTCCCAACGACCCCCCGGAAACTTGATGAGCTGGTCGATCACGTGGTCGGTCCAAGCCCTTTTGATGGGGAAGTGCACCGTCTTGGCCGCCGCGCGGGCGTGGAACGCCTGAAGCTTGACCGATTTGTCGGTCATGGAGGGTAGTTGCTCGATCAGGACGAACTTCTGGGCGAGGCGCATGGACTGGCGGATAGACGGCCCGATGGCCTTGTCGATCAGCCCGCCTTCGTTGAACCACCGGGTCGGCCGGTAGATCCCGACGAACTTCTGGAACGCCGCGATGCCCTTGTCCGTCTCGCACTGCGCGTACCACCAGTCGATGAACCAGAGGTCCCCGATAGCGTCGATCCCGACCACACCGTGCTCGGTGAAGTCGGGCTCCTTCTTGCCCGGCTCCGGCTCCATCGTGGCGTAGTCGCTGGCGCCGTATATGCGCAGCGATGACGGCAACGCGTCGAGGTCACTGTAGGTTTGAATGGTCATACGCGCGGGAGGTCTGGATCGTAAAGGCGGAACATGTCCCGATGGAAATGGATGCCGGCTAGTGGAGCCGGTCGTTGCTGGAACAATGCGTTCCACGTGCGAGCGGCACGCGGATTGTCTTCCCATGAGCGCCAGTGATCA